CTCGCGAATGTCCTCAACGCCAGTAAACTGTGTTCGAGTCTCTGGATTCCACGCGGAGCAATGCACCACGAGGAAGTTCGTTGCTTTCCTGCGCTGGTACTCTGATTCTTTCAGATATGCCATTCAGCCCTCCATGAGCTTGAGTGCGTATTCCAACGAGCGTTTATTCACAGGCTCGTCGAGCCACGCTTGAGGGATGAGCTTGTCTGCGTACTTGAAGCCCTTCGTCCGACACCACGCGGCATACGTCGTCTGCGATTGTTTGGAAATGCGCTGTCTAGAGTTTGAGAAGACGAAGCGAATGTCGAGAGCGGAGTGCTGCGCTTGAACCAGCAGATGCTTCTGCCGGTCAGCAGTTACGAATCTGCCCTTGGTCTCGACGACGATGCCGTTGCTGAGAAGGAGGAAATCAGGGGTATACTTGCGCGGTTTTTCTGGCTGGCGAAACTCGATGACAACCTGCTCATACTCGTATCGAATCCCGTCCGCTTCTAACTGCGCTCTCACCTGCTCCTCCAGACCAGACCGCACTCCGTATTTCAGAAGTGCGGCCTGCTGTGAGGTCTTCTTCATCTAAGGCTTGGGTATGTGCGGCGACAACCAGTTGTTATCCAGCGCACTATCCAGCGCCACAAACACGCTGTAAATATCCTGACCAGACTTCGCTGGGGAATTTTGTCCAAGAACATTTACCAAAGCGATGGCCTCTGCTTCGCTCATTACAAGTGTTATTTCCATAGGAAGAGGCACAGCGGGCTTTACCCGCACAATCGTCACGCGGGCCATTAGAACTCGTCTGCCGATCCACCCGCTGCTGGCTCTTCATCCTCGTCTGCCGCACCCTTCGCAGCAGCCGTAGCCGGAGCACTCTCCTCTTCAATCTCTTCAGACTCGAAGCCGAAGTATTCAGCGTTGCCGCCAAACTCTACCAACTCGATGACCTGCACAGCGTACAACCGGAGCGAGGCACCAGCGAGGAACATGCCCTTCGTTTCCGTGGAGACCCGATCATACGGGACCAACTCGTAGCTCACGCGGATTGTCGAACCGCCGCCGATCCGCATGGTTTTATCTGGCACGCCCTGCGCGTTGAAAATCGCTGGCTGGCGTGTGAATACTTCACCAGCCTTGTTCTTGCCTGTGGCGTTCATCTTGAACGAGAAAACAAGAGCGCCAGTCTCAGCGCCGTCCTTATCAGTCTCTTTGCTGATCGGGAGATCAGCAGCCTTCACCTTCTTCGCGCCCTTCTCTGCACGAAGCTCTTCAACCTTTGCCTTTGCCACAGCACTGATCTGCTTTGCAAACGCAAGAGCTTCTGCGCCTTCGAGCCGCAGCTTCACCGTATACACGCCGTTCTTGTTGAACTTCGTATCAGGCTTACTGAGATGCGGATAGACCGCCACACCTTTTGGCGTGGTGAGCAACTTCTTTGCCACTTGAGTCTCCTTGAGAAATGAAAGAAGGCCCCTGCTAACGAGCAGTGGGCCTGTAGGAACGATTCTTCGGACGAGCAGCCCCTTGAGGAGGGCAACCAGCGATACAGCGACGATCAGCGGAGTGAGAGATTACAACTTTTGGTTTTTGTTGTTCAGCACGCTGCTGATTGTACTTCTTGTTATTACGGCGGGACATCAATCCGGCCAAGCGTCAGAAGCCTCCACGCCAACAACCCGTGGGCGTCCGCCGATATATTCGATCTTCATACCTCTGTACTCCTTCGTGAATTTCATCAAACACAACCTGAGTGCACGCTCGCTTGCCGCTGCGAGTTGCTCTGACGTACTCAGCCAATTCTGAACCGTGATGCCTTCTACTTCGATGAGCACGTTGTCGAGCCGGAACTTCACATTGAACGTGCGGCGCTTCATTCGGGCACCGCTTCCCATGAGGTGTAAATCCACGCCTTCCTACCACGACGAGTCAGCCGTGTCGCAGCCGTCAAAATGATCTTCTGCTGATCGAACTCCAGTTCGCGAAGACGCGGGCGGATGGTGCTGCCAGAAATGTTCAGCGCGACTTCGATCTCGTCAGCAGTCGCACCGTTCAGGCCCTGCGCGAGGATGTAGTCGTAGACGCGCTGCTGAATCGTCGGGACAGCGGGCTGCACCGACGCTAAAGCTTGGGCGCTAGTGTCCTGCGGGGTTGTCATTACTTCTCCTTTTTGTTTTAGTAGAGAGTCTTGAGGGGAATCTCAGTGAAAGCTGTCAAAATTGTCTCTTCAGCTTGAATGCGAATACCGACGATCTCCAGAGTATCACTCGCGTACAGGGCTGGGAAACGTCGTGCAAATTCAACGATGGTTTTGACTGCTTGGCCTACAGTGTCATAGGTGTTTTTACCAACGAGTATTGCCTGTGGACTGTTGCCGGGATCGCGGTTGAGATAACGAACCGTTGAATCTCCATGACTACCTCCCCAACGGTGCCGGATCGCGAACTTCGTCACGCTGTTCTTCATCATCCCTCCTTGGGAATCCTGCGAGTTATGAGCTTGCGTCCCAACCGTTGAGCATCGCGCTTCACCTGCACATCACGCGCAACATCAGCGATGGGATCGTTGGGAAACTCCTGCTTACCTCCCGGCAACAACGACACAAAAGCCGGGCGAGCCATGCGTGGCCCGTCGTTCATACGTCCTCCTTCAGTTGTCGTGGATGGTCAGTCGAAACGAATGATGGCGCAGAGAGAAGAAGGAAGGAGCAAGTCGCTCTCTAACTTCTGGATGTACTCGTAGAGTTCTTTGCGTCTTTGACAGAGCGCTGCGTAAGCGTTTCCGACTGCACATTGATCTTTGGCGTCGGTTGCTGTGAACCTGCACCACGCAGCTTCCAAATCCTGCACGATTTCAAATGCTTCGAGACTGACAGCCACGACCACGAACTTCTTATTGCGGTCTGGCATTGAGCGGAGAGCCTTCTTTAGAGAAGAGCGGGGACGAAGGTGACGAGGATACCGACGCCAAGACCAACGACAAAGGCGACAGCATGAATGAGCCGACGCATCGACGTGGCGCGAGCAAAGATTCGCTGCGCTTCGTGAATGCACGGGCCAACAGCGTTGTCGAGAACGCGCGTGCCCCAGGGCGTGCGAACGTAGGTCGTTCCGTCCTGAGTCTGGTACGTCGTGCCATACAACCCGCGAGCGGGATGGAAGGCGACAGGGTTAGTGTGCCGCTTCATAGAACGGTCTTCTCCTTTTGTTGTGGTGGTTCTACCGGAGCCTGTGTGGTTACTGGCCGAACTAGCTGATCTAAGACGAGAGCAACGTAGGTATCACCAGCGGTGTGCAGAGCGAGTGACCCGTGATAGGCACGCAGAGCGAGTACTGTGGTCTTCTGTTGCTTTAGATAGAAGGCGAGAACTCGGACGCCCTTACAGACATTGAGTCGTCGCTGAAACAGTGAACCGCATCCACATTCTTCCTCGAACTCGTGTTGCCAGTACTTCGGGACCACCTGCATGAGTCCAACAGCGCCTCGCGCCGAGACAGCCATCGAGTCGCCGGTCCAGTTTTCTACGTGTGAAACAGCGACGGCAAGCGCGACGGAGACACCTGCGCGACGGGCCTCTTGAGATACGAGGGTGTCACGTTGTTCGGAGAATGACAGGGGCACAGCGGGAAGTGAGACGACGGTGCCGTCGCGTTGCACACGAACAGCGGCGATGAGCAGAAGAATAGCAAGCCACAACAGAACGCTGAGTTGAATACCAGCCCACGGAATGCGGAAGAGAGGCTTCATACTTCCTCTTTCTCCCACGTACCGTCGTGATAAACGAGACATGCATGACACTCTTTGCAAAACAACGCTGCTCCTTCACGAGCATCACCAACCGCGATCTCGTACAGCGTAATGGTCTTCTTGTCGCAGACTTTCATCTTTATCCCTCCCAGGGATAGAACTAGGCAAAGAAGTAATCCGACGCGAGCACGCCATTCACATCCAGTTTGCCCTTCGCCGGAGGCTCAGGACATTTCAGCGGGTCTGCGTGTTGATCTGCGAACTGCTGATGGAGCGAAGATACGACATCCTGCATCGTGTAGAGCCTCACGAACGATTGCCTACAACACCGAGCCAGTACGCCGCAATCTGTTGGTAAGGTGCCGTAGCTATCGTGGATCATCGCGAAGGCTTCAACACCTTCTGCTGCTGCCTGTGAAACAGTGAGCATCAGCGCCGCTGCATCAAGAGAATGCACGATGTTCGGACTGATCGCGTTCGCCTGCTTCAGAGGATCAAGGTCGTCTGTCGCGATGTTGATACGAGGACGCACAATCTTTCCAGCGAGCACGGTCGTGATCTGCTGACGTTTCCAGCGCACGTACTCTTGCCGTACACGAAAGCCTGTTACTGGCACCGTCCACTCCACTCGATGACCAGTTTTGACGATGCCGCGAGCGCAGCTTTGCATCCACTTCATACCCTCGGCTGCTTTGACGACAACTTCACCGAGCGCATCCCATATCAGATCAGCGAGCAGCGCGCACGCTGCATTCACCTGTGACTTGTCCTTCGTCCCGTCGCTAACTGTGAACAGCGACTTCACCTCGTGCCAGTTGTCCAAGCCACGGAGGTACTCGCGCAACTGCATCTTGAACCCGAAGCGCTTCGAGCCGTAGCCAAACGTCATCGTCGGTCGCTTGGTGAGCTTGCGCGTCACCAGCTTCGAGCCTAACAGCTTGGCAGCGATTGGATCGCTAGGAGCCAATCCCTCCAGCTTGTCGAGCACTTTCTCTGCGATGTACTGGTAGATGTCCTGCGGTTGCATCTGCGGGAGCACGTTCACAGCAGCGCCGCCGATCTCATCGCGCAGCATTGCAGAAAAATGTTGTAGCCCGTTGCACGAACCATCCATGCTGACCGGCAGTGAACAGACGTACTCCTCGTTCTTCTCATCTGCACGCATCAGATTGCGCCATTCGCAGCAGAACGCGAAGAACTGCAAAGGATCATCAGCGGTAGACCACCACAGGTCACCAAATGGATCATCAGCAACTCTCTTGATGTCCTGTGTGTGCGCATAGACCCAAGACACGCGCTTGTCGAACGTCATCTTCGAGAACTTGCCTTCAGGAACTTCCCCGAGACAATTGGCTCCGTGGATCGCGAGCCACTGCGCGCCAAGGTCATCGACGGGTTTCCCCTGAGCAAACGTGAGCAGCGCTTTCGCAATGTCGTTGCCCTGGGGCTGGAGATAATCCGCGATAGGATAAATTCTGCCACGAAAATCGACAGAATAGGGGAAGAAGATCGCCCCTTCCTCTACTACACTCTGCGCTGTGTCGAGCACCCGCTGCACCTCGCGCGCTCGCAGCTTCCTATCATGGTTCTGTTCCTTAATACGTCCTGCACGCTTGGCCCATGCCTTGCGTGTCACAGGGTTGGTGTCGATGTCGGGTGGGCGGTTGGGCTCAGGCTCTGGCCTGAATAAAGGAAGACCGGCCACGCCTCCGCCGCGCTGCTCTATGTCGCGAAGCAGATCATACACGTCACGATTGATTCGCCATGCTGTGTTTTGCAGTGCGTTGAGCGCCTCATACACCAGCGGCATCTCGGTACATTCTAACCCTCGTTGAAATGCAGTATCTCGCTCATCAGAAAACATTGGCTTACGAACGAGTGAATACTTCCCGCGTAACGCGAATCTAAAACCGCCACGATTCTTCTTATCCCACTGCTCTGCTCGTTGTACTCGCCACTGCAACGGCGGGACCACCATTGGTTGATTCTGTGCTTGTAGAATGGCGAGCGTGTCAGTGCGAGTAGTGAGCCACCCGCTAGTCTCTGGCGTTGACTCCAGATACAGCGTGGTCTTTTGCTTTCCTCGTGTTATCCTCGTGTGTTTCACTGTCTCTACCAGGTCAGTGGAATTAACAAGGAGTTCAATAAGCTTTGCGCCTACGGTCATTCTGATTCTTGGAGGCATGACCAGATCGGCAGTGTCTAACGCTTTTCCTTCCTGATCCTTTGCTGTTCTTACTGCGTGATCCATTGACCGCGCCATGTGTGCATAGCTCGACGTGCGAAAGTGCTTGAGCTTGTACTCGAACAGCCCCGGCGCTGTCTCTTGCAAACGTCGGTAGCGAAGCTCATCAATGATGAGGTCACTAATCTCGCAGCAGATCGTTGCATATTCCCTGCGCTTGGTGATTCCGTCGAGCACTACTTTGAGTGTCATGTATGCGGCGACAGGTACAGAAATACGCTCGATCCACCCGTGAGCGGCAGATTTAGTACCACCACCTTGTGGTCTTCCTTCCTTCTGCATCCACTCAATGATAGTCTTCTCTAGCGGCTCGATGCCGAACTTCATAAGCTTCCTCGCTACGTCAGACCGAGCAAAATCTCCTCGCTCTGCTTCCTTCTTTACCTGCTGACGAAACAGGCGTTCACCTTCGGCTAACGCTCTGCTTTCCCGCTCGCGCTGCTTGTCGAAATCCGCTTGTGTAAGTTGTAGCTGCAATTATCCCTCCTCGGTATAGAGTTGGGCGTAAAAACAAGGACGATATCCAGAGTACAAGTTTTGTTACCGGCTGATCTTGGCTACCGGCTAAGGTCCGATGCCACTCCGGCTATGAGCGAGTTCCTGTTGCTGCTCCTTTGGCTCATGTCGGGGCAAGGGCGTGTTGTACTACGGAATCACTGCGAAATGACTCTGTGATTACCTCCAGTTTAGACAACAGGTAATAACAGCCACGGTGTAACAACTGTGTCGTAACTTCTTAAGAAACCTCTTGTTATTCACTCTAGGGTAACCTCTGGTAGTAACCTTGGGTACCTACCGGAGCCTATGTGGTGAGGCC